GCTCCCTGACATCTATCCGGCCGTAGTCTATTACCGCAATTTCCCGCTTATCGATTATGACGTTTGCTTGCTTGTAATCTTCATCGGCGGGCGGAGTGAGATTTATTGTTGAAGCGGCTTTAATAATTGCAAAGCCAATTCCGGGTACGTCATAAATAGGCCTGTTTAACCTTTGGAAGATGAAGTCAACGCCAACATCGATATTTTCAACACCCCATACGACAATATTTTCTTTTATCAGTTGGACTCCATGTATAGGGAATTCCTCTTCCGGATTTCTTTCATAAAATACTTTTAGCCATATATAACGGTTGGTAGGCCTTGTAAAGCCTATCGGCCATGGGCGCCCTTCCGAATCATTTATAGTTACTTCCGTTGAACCGTAAGACTGGATGCCGCCTGGGCCGACATTGAAAATTGTCTCCGCAATTTCCTGATCCAAGCCTCCGACCACTACCGGGCCGAAACTGTTGGGGGGCAGCCCGTCCTCTTCCGCCCTGCTGCGGTTACTGTAAACCCTGGCATACAAAACGCCCGGTAACTGTTTTATGGCGTTTTCGATGGCGATTTCATTACCGCTTGCCTGCCGTTGGCGGGCGGCCATCTGTATCCTCAATTCGGTATCGCTTTCCGTATTCCGGCCGGTTATCCCTGTGGCGTAATTGATAATATTTGCCAAACCGTTCACGTTAGTAATAATTTCGTTCAACGATCCAATGGGAACGGTTACCGGCCCGGGAACATTAGCCAGATAAATGCCCAGGGCGCCTAAAGACAAAATTGATATCTTGTCATCTTCATTGAAAAGAACAAAAGGAATAATACCGGCCTTTGAATGTATGACCATGCCGTCATCGCCGGCGTCAACTGACGCATATACCCCCGGAAATATCTCGTCTAACGCTTCAAACAATCCGGCGCGGACATCAGCTTCGTTATCTTCGTCATCTGCGGTATATTCAATAACCCTTCCGTCAATGCTGAACGAATATGTATCGGCTTGCAGATCCGCAATATTAAAAAGAAAGCCAAGCAAATTATCCCTGTTAATAATAACGTTTCGCTGTAACGCAAACTGATTCCTGTCTGTGGTTCTGGCCAAATGCCCGGCAATAACGAAAGCTCCCTCATCTCCCCATAGCGCCGCGTAAACCCTTGTGGAGATAGCCCCAAGTCGGTATACGTTGACAAATGCGGCAAGGCGGTCAAGATACACGCCGCTTGCGGTATCTACGTCGCCGGCAAGCCACAACCCTTCCAGCATTTCCCACATCTGCGTCATTTTCATAGCCTGGTTCGCTATATACGCCCCCTCAGGGCTGTCATTACTGGTGTCTATATCATTCCCGAACGCCTGCCGGAAAAGCTGCCTCTCTTCCTCAAGGATTACTTGAAACGGTTTTGCTATAAATCCTTTGCTTGTTAAGCCGTATTCCATTATTCATTACCTCCCGGTATCGGTGTTTTGAAATTGTCCTTAATTTCAAGAATCTGGCCGTCAACTGTTTCCGCTGTAAACTCGACATATAAAATTCTCATGCCGGAATCTAATGTCGAATAAAAAAAAGTAACCCTGTTTATCCCCTCTATTGCGGTAATTTTTGTTTTAAGGGCATTTTCAATTAATGATCTGTGGCCTGTTTTTTTATCGTCTTTTGGTATGTAGGGAATGCCTAGAGACTGATCTAAAAACCATTCGCCAAGAAAAATGGAGATAACGGAACGTACTCTTTGAGCCAGAAAATCAAGATTTGTTTTTGTGAAAACAAAGCGGTTATTTTCGCGGACGAATTTATTGGTATTCGGTTGTAACGCCAAGCCTTTCATGCTATCCCCCCGCTTCCCGCGCCGGATAAAAACGGAGCCTTTAATTGGACAGTGATTTTACCAGCTTTCATGTACGCGTCTATCACGGCCGCTAAAACCTGCGCATATAATTCATTGCCACCCGTCACCATGCTCCACATTGACCGAAAGCACGTTTTGAGCGGCGTGGAGATGAGCGATTTTGTTCCAGTAAATTTCCCTATAGCAGGGCCTGAAAAATCAGTTGTAGAACCGTTGGGAAGCGTCACCTTTCCTTTCGATGTCGCCTGTACCGTATCTTCCGCGCTACAGGCATTGTCAATATCCGTTGCTATGTGGTCCGCCAAATCGTCATCGTTATATCTGGCGTCAAAGGTATTAAACAAATCCTCTTCAAGCTGGTCCGCATCTATAGTCATTACACCTTCGCTGGCGCCGGCATATCCTCCGGCAGGAGCGGCGCCAGCATCGGTAGTGGTTGTTTTCCCGGCAAGAATATATTTTTTTATGTCCTTGGCAACATTTTTAGCCTGATACTTGTCTCCATCATCTACTATGTCGTTCATAGCTAAATAAGTGGTGAGCAGATCTGCCTGTAAATTGGTAGCGACTAATGCCATTATGCCTCCAATAACAAGCCGAGATCCGTGTCGGCTTGAAGTATTGCCTTTTCAAGGTTCGGATGTAAAAAATGAGTGGCCGGACTCCCAGTAGTAACCGGTTTATTTGTCAGCCATGACTGATAATATTCATGCAAAATCGTGTACAAACTTTTGCTGCCATTCTTTACCGATGCTTTATCGCCATTTAATTTTACGGTTGTCTGGCTGTTTTTCGCGGTAAGCACATCGGCGCTCATTTCGACTTTGCATTTTTCCGTCTCGCTGGTTATGTGGTCATCCTCCATTGTGACCTTCGCTTTTTTCTTATAAATCGTTTCTATCTTGTCATCTGTCATCAACACCTGGGAAATCAGTTCGCCGTCAGGCTTGTCTTTATGGATTACCTGCAATCCCGCTTCCGTCGCTGGAATGGAATCCTGTGGCTGTAATCCGGGAACGGCGTAACAATCCTGTAAATTAAAACGCCGGGGGTCGCTGTCCTCGATGCCGCTACCGCCATTGTCCCGCCAAATGTCCGTGCTTCTTTCAATGGCATGAACCGAAACTTCATCGTCTTTTTCAAGCGGAAAATGAAAAGTCCATTTTTTTGTCCCGGGAAACTGGACGGGGATATCTGGTATTATGGGGAAATCAGCAAACGAACCATCCGGCAAGCGGCGTTTTAATGACGGCTGTATATCCGCGCGCCTTGTTTTAGCGTCATATTTTACCACTACGCCCGGGAAACAAGTATGAACATCAGTCATTGAGTATTCAAAATTTTCGCGGAGCAGTTGTTTCAAATCGTCCATCATGCGACCTCCGCCTCAATATCAATCTGAAAATCACCCGCCCAGTTATCCCCGGAATAAACCGCCTTATCGAGAATGACCTCGCTGTTTAACGTAACTGATTCCACTTTGCAGGCGGCCCCGGGAAGCAGTTCCGGAAATAACATTGTTGAAAACTTCCATCTGTTGGCCGCCTCCGCTTCCTCATCACCCTCACCTGTCTTATCTGATACAGGTTGCGGCGTTGTAATTAAACCCGTCTCCGGAGTTAATTTCAGCCCTGTATTGTCCGCGGCTTCGCCGGGCTTTATGATGTAGAGCATTTCGTTCTGTATGGTATATGTAAGCCCGAACCTGTTAAGCACGTTCCGTAAACCGTCCCCCGCCATGCCGATGTAGCAGTAACCGTGCGGATACGTTTCCCCTGAAGGGACTTTCTCCTGGCCTTTGAACGGTAAACCAATGGCGTCAAGATACGCCTGCACAATGGTTGTGGCGTCCGTATCTTTGGCGTATGATATCGAAACCTGCCCAGACATCACCGCCGCCCTTCCGTCAAACACTTCCAGCTCAGTACAATAATCGTTGCCGTCCCGGTATCTACGCCCTTTCAGCACGTCACCGAAAAAAATAGCGGACGTATTTTCATCTTTATACCCGGCTTTGAGCGTTATATGGTTTCCCGCAACCGTTACTTTGTTTGAGTTTTCACGCGACATATTATATATCTGGATTTTGCTTTTATTCGGTTCCGAACTTTTAGTTTTTTCAATGCTAAAAGCAATTTTGAGATCCGTTATCTTAAAGCCTTCGCCGCCTTTCGGCCCTACTATTATTTCAACATTCCTTAAAAACGCCATTTTATGCCTCCACAAATTCCATATAGGTTAAGGCATATCTGCTACTGAGATTATTTCTCGTAACAACCGCGGTTTCCGGCCGCCCCTCAGTGTCAATAAGAACCAGCTCCCCTGGCGGAAGCCCAGGCGATGAAGCGCGGTATTTATTCAGCATCCTCACGTTCGGAATAAGCCGTAAACCGCCCAATAAAAGATTCCCCGTTGTATCGCTTATAGCCAGCATCCATGCATCCTGCCGGCTGTTATATGAAATACGAATGGAATAGCGGCGCCCTGAAAGATCAACCCGGACCTCCCAGCGCGATCTGTTATCGGAGAAAATAGGTATTTCCCGGC